ATCTTCAAGCATTGTAAGAAACTTACGATCGTCTCTAATCTCACCTGTATTTGCATCATACACAAGTTTGTTTTTATGCTTCACCATCATATCACGAAGGTATTGTTCTGCTTTTGCCTTTGGTAGACTTCCCACATCAATGTAGAACACTCTTCTCTCGGGCGCACGAGCGAGACGGTATATCACCGTAGCATCTTCAAGCATGCGCAGTTGATTCAATGGTTTAATTGCTTTGTGGAGGTGTGATATGACTGTTGAGTTCTTTTGATCCATCTCACCAGAATGGCAGTATGCTATTGAGTCTGGTGCAATCTTTACTCCTTGATTCCCTACTGAGATTCCTTTTGCAGAATAGAGGAAATATTCATCATATCTTTTGACAAGGTTATTAACAAATGGTGCATTCTTGTCTCTTTTCTCAACACGAACCTTCTTGATCTTTCTTGGATCAATATATCTTAGTTCTTGAATACCTGCTCTTGGTGCTTTCTCATCAATCATGATATGGTAGTACAATCTACCATCTACATACCAATTCTTAAATACATCATAACTCTTATCATTGAAGTTGAGTAATTTGAGAATGAACTCAAACTCTTCTGTTATTCTTTTCTTGATAGTTGTAGGAAGTTTTGTTTCGTCTAGATTTACATTAACTGGCAACTCTCGTTCATTAGAGACGATTGCTTCATTAACAACATCATCAATTGCTCTCTGGCATTCTGGTTGTAATGCCATCTCACGATATCTTGTAATTAGTTGAGATTCGTTCTTAACTAATCCATCTAGATCTAGAGTAGTGCCGTATGCGCCACCTTCTGTAACTGCAACTGCTCCATCATCATTAGGTGGAGGGGCAAAGGATTTTACAGTTGGTTTTTCCTCTTCCTTCTTACCAATCTGAAAACCAAATAATTCAAAAGGCATTTTTATTTCCTCAATGTAATATGGGGGTACATATATTTATGCACCCCCAAAACCATGCTTAAAAACTATTAGATACCACCAGCGTTGCCAGTAACTCCTCCAGCAACTTGCCAGTAGTCATATTGGAATGTAACTGTGAACTCTTCAATTGCATCACCGTTTTCCCAACTCAGTTCAATAGGACTTACTACTGTTGGGAAGATTCCTACAAAGTCATACACACGAAGAATGTCACCAGTTTTTCCAAACTGTGTTACTTGAGCATTTGCTTTATAAAGTGATGGTGCAGAACCACCAACTGTATTCACATTCCCTTGGAAGGAATTGATTGCGTTGGACCACTGCTCCATAGCATTACGAATAGCAAAATCTTCATCATTGATGATTGTTACTGTCCATTCTGCAAATGTTCGAGTGCCAGCAACCTTGATTCTTCTTCCAAAGTAAGGAACCTCAATCAGACCAATTGTAGAGTCTGGAATCTGAGCAACCTTACAAAGAAAGGGAACCTGCGCATCAGCAACACCGTTAATTGGGTTTGTAATCTGCACTTGGAAGAGTGATGGTCTTGCACCACCATTCTTCAGTGCTCCAGCAAACTCATTTACATTAAATGCCATTTTTGTTCTCCTATTTTATCTTATTTATTAGAACTGTCCAACAATCTCGGAGAACTCAACGCCTGTTCTTACTGCAACAAAATTCAACTGAATGAAGTTAATTGAGCGAGCAGGTTTAATGTAAATATCACCAACAAATTCATTTCTGTCAATTACTTCACCTGTGTTATTTGTTGAATCGCAAACTACACGGTAGTCTGTGATACCACGACGACCTTGTACATCTCTTAAGAATGGTTCTACAAGATTCTTAAACTGTGATCTTGTAAATTCATCGTTGAATTCAAACAGTGTAAACTTGGAAGCAGTTGAAATTGCTTTTTCAAGAACAATAAACAGTCTACGAACATTGATACGATCAAATGCACTTGGTTGTGCAAGTAGAGTCTTATCACCAAAGAGAACGGTTCCTTGTCCTGGGAATGTTACAACTGGGTTAATTCCATTCTTGTACAACTGATCACGTGCACCTTTTGCTGGGTTGAATGCAAGTTTAATTACATTCTTCACATTACCACGATTGAATCCAGCAGGTGAGAACCATGGATCTCTTGTCTGATCTGTTTGAACCATAAGTCCAGCAGTGTCAGCGCAAAGAGGAATGTAACGGTACACATCATTGTACTTGTCATACTGATACTTCCATCCTGAATCCATTACTGCATATGAGGATGAAGGTAGTGTGTTACGGAATGCAATTATGTTATCTGTTGCAGTAGTTGTATTTACAACATCTGATCTCTCTGGAGAGATAACAGCAATACAATCTTTTCTTGATTCTGCAATTGAACTGATCAGATATGTTGCTAGTGTTTGGTCTGCATTACCACCAAGAATAAATGATACATCTACATCTTCTGCAGATTTAAACAGATCATATCCTACAATCTTTTGTGCTTTAGTTACATCTGCTCCGTCTAGTCCACCAACAAGGGAATAACTTCTTCCACTGTTTCTTGTAGGTGCAGTTCCACAGTAAATGTACTCAGAACTTTCGTTGATAACTGTCTTCACGTGATTTGATGCGCCAGTTTCTGTCTTAGCAGCAGTTTGTGTAGAAACATTTTCATATTTCTCCAGAACTGTATCTCTTACACCAGAAATTGTTCCATCTTCATCAACAACAATCACATGAAGTGCATCTGCCGCAAGACCATTGCTTGTTGCATATGCAGTTGTTCCAGGTGCACGATCAAAGAAGTTGAAATATTCCCAACGACGCACTAGATTTGTGGTACTTGTAAGATCTGCACCAGAGTAATTAGATGTCAAATTAATTGAGACAACAGTAGCATTTGCAGAGATAGATGATACTTTTCTTTGCTCACCATCTGCTCCAAGAACTAGAAGATCACCAACAGCAACTTTTGATGTCACTGACGCTGTATTTGAAGTTGTAATTCTTACTGCTGCACTATTTCTTGTGATAGAATATGTGAGTCCAGTATTTTGTTCCCACTGTGTTGTGTTGGCACAGACAGAAACTTTGAGAGAGTTTCCAAGAGCACCAATGTATCTTCCATAGAATGGTGCAGTGAATGAACCATTATCAAATTCTTCTCTATTCTTGATTGTTGCTGTGCTTGTTGTGGTTGCAGTTGTGTTTGCAAAAGAGTTTTTAGACCCTGTGCCAACTACCCTTACAGTATATAATGCATTACCGTAAGCAAGGAAGTTTGCAGCAGTGAAGAAATCCTCTGCGTTATTTGCGTTTGGTTTTGAGAATACTTTAACAAGACGATCTTCAGAATCAACTAGAACTCTTTGTTCTACTGGTCCCCAACGAAACTGTCCCGCAAACGCACCTTCTGTAGTAGAAACTGCTGGGACAACTGTTGTAAGATCGATCTCGCTAACATTCACACCTGGCGAAACTTGAAAGGGCATTTTTATCTCCTTGTCATTTGAGAGTCGATTAAATACAATTTACTGAATATTTATAAAATTCAACTTCTAGAAAGGGTTATGCTGCAGTCCAGGTGTGTATTCATAATATTTTTCGCCAAAATCATCTTGCTTTTCTTGTATAAAATTCTCATCTACTCCATCATCTATAAAACCAAATGGTAACATTTCCTCTTCAATTTGTTCCTCACTTTTCTCTCTTAATTCTTTCAGTGTATGTATATCAGTCAACTCTTTGAAAAACTGTTGATCTGATAACCAAGCAAACAATACAAGACCCATTACCAAGTCATCATGACACCCAGATTCTGCTTCATAGGATTTACCTTTTCTGGAAAATGTTGATAACTCCTTTATTGTTTCAAAGTCATGTATTAACAATTGACTTTGTTCTACTAATAGTTTGAGTATTGAACATCCAATAGATTTAACACTAGTTGATGTTCGAACACCACGATCACGATGTCCTGTACCAAATCCACTTGAAATTCTTTTACCAGATCTCCCTGCAGATTCAGTGTACAGAATGTTTTCATACTCAAAATCGTAATATAAAAGATCTGATACTTGTTCTCCAATGTCATTCACTTCAACAAGAACAGATGCATTGTTATATTTTTTTACTGCTCTATGTATTATTTCTGCATATTCAACTGGTGGTACAGTGTTATCTCTAAATGTACACACTTGTTTGTATGGGAGTTTTGTCACATCAATGATATGAAATGCAGAATAATCCAATCCTTTTCCTCTAGAAACATCTACAATACAAATGTAAGAGGATTCTTTCTCTACCTCAGTGTAGATCTTAAGACCAAAATTTTCTTTGATTGGTTTTAATGGTGTGAGTGTCTT